GGCTGCGTTAACCAAGTATATTATTAATTCGTTTTTAGCTACTAAAGTGGTATTTATGAATGAAATGGAACAACTAGCTACTAGACAAAATTGCAACTGGGACAAAATTAGAGCAATGATATCTAGGGATCCTAGAATTAACATTAGTCACACACAAGTACCAGGTCCTGATGGGTATTACGGCTTTGGGGGAATGTGTTTCCCCAAAGATACATCAGCATTGTTACACTATGCTAAATCTTTAAATGTTTCTCTTAACGTTTTGAACGAAGCAGTTAAGAAAAATAGCCTATTGAGGTTGCAAAAACCTAAATAATCATGTATACTAATAAAACATGGCAATCCACTGCCTCAACATCGGAGAATGATAATTGACTAAAGAATTTATACCAGATTCCGCAATACACGGAACTCCTAGCCCAGAATTTAAATCAGACGGATACACTCCACTTGGTAAAGAAGTCTATATTAAAAAAGAAACAGGCTTAGACGCTATGGCAGGTGATGGCGGATATCGAGAAGCTTACCTAGGCGATCATCTTCGATTTAAAATGAAGCGCGAAGGCAAACGTTTTTGGGCTGGAGATAATATTAGTGATTTCCTCCACAAAGGTGATGTAGAAAAACTAATTGACGAAGCAACAGAAGCATTTGAACTAGTGCTCGATCGTTTGATTATCGATCGTGAGAACGATCCAAACTCAAAAGGCACGGCAAGACGTCTTGCTAAAATGTACTTTAATGAAATTATGGCAGGCAGATATGAAACAGCACCAGACGCAACAGCATTTCCAAATGATTCGGCGGACCGTTACGAAGGTATGCTTGTGGTTAGAAGTGAGCTTCGTAGTATGTGCAGTCATCATCACCAGCCTGTGTCTGGCGTTGCTTATATCGGAATCATTGCCGCTAATAAATTAATTGGATTAAGCAAATATACTCGAATAGCACAATGGTGTGCCCGTCGTGGTACTCTACAAGAAGAACTGTGCAATGACATTGCAAGAGAAATAATGAAAGCTACAGATAGCGAGAATGTAGCTGTTTATATTCAAGCCATACACGGATGCTGTGAGAATCGTGGTATTATGGCACACTCTAGTCTAACACAGACTACAGTACTTAAAGGTGCTTTTAATACCGATCCTGGAACAAAGAAAGAATTCTTTGATAACATTAAACTACAACAAGAATTTGCGCCGAGGTAATATATGAAATGGTTTGACAACTGGTTATATACTAAAGTTCGAGACATGTGGGACAATCGTGACAAATACGAACAAATAAAAACAGCGACGTGGTTACAGGAGAAACATAATATGGCAATTGGCATGGGAACAGCAATGGTGGAGCGAGGTCGTCCAGAAGGTGAAGGACGTATTAGTTTTGAACTTAGCTCGGCCGTCGGCGGAAAGATTTTAAATGTACGACACTATGACGAACGTAAAGATAGACATGATCAACAAACGTATGTTATTCCCAATGGCGAGGACGTTGGCGAGCGTGTGGCGAAAATTATTAACTTGGAATTATTTAAACAATGAACGATGTATATAAATTTGTTATGTGGCAATGGAGCAAATGGAAACCTTGGCAAAAAGTTTATTTTGTTGCTATGATGTCAGTAGTGATTGGATTTTTATTGCCTGGCGTAATTGGTGCGGTGCTCCTAGTATTAGGAATGACTTCTTTACTATCGTGGTTATTTAAGTGGGCTGTTTGGGACAGTGTTTCTTCTGCGTATGCAGAGTACAAGAAGGAAAATCAAAATGAAAAGACAGACTAAAGAAGCATTAGGAATTCTACAAGAAGAGTGTGCAGAGGTAATTGTCGAAGTTAGTAAATGTAATCGATTTGGTTTAGAATCTATTCATTATAAAACGGGCTTAAAACATTCCAAAATGCTTGAACTTGAGGTGGGAGATATGTTAGCATTAGTAGATATTCTAGTAGAGCAAGGTATACTCGATCTTGCAGAATTGGAAATTGCAAAAGCTAATAAAAAACGTAAATTAGAACAGTGGTCGACTATATATGAACTCAATTAAAATTTCAGAACTATTTTATTCTGCGCAAGGAGAAGGACGCTTTGTAGGCGTTCCTTCTGTTTTCTTGCGTACATTTGGATGTAACTTTAAATGTGCAGGATTCGGTATGCCTGCTGGCGAATCAACTAAAGAAATTGAACCTATTGCTGCTAATGTGCAATTATATAAGACATTTGAAGAATTGCCGTTAGTTAATACAGGGTGTGATAGCTATGCTAGTTGGCATCCGGCATTTAAAGAACTTAGCCCACACTTTACAATTGACGAAATTGTTGCCAAGTTGTTAGCATTAACTCCTAATCATCACTGGGCTCAAGAAAACGGTAATGATGTTCATTTAGTTATAACAGGCGGTGAGCCATTACTAGGCTGGCAACAGATGTATCCGGAATTATTAGATCATGCAGATATGCAAGACATTCGAAATATTACATTTGAAACTAATGGTACTCAATATCTGCATGAAGCTTTCAAAGATTTCTTAGATGATTGGTATCGTTCTTCTAGAGAAATTACATTTAGTGTAAGTCCTAAACTTAGCGCAAGCGGTGAATCATGGGATGATGCTGTTAAGCCAGAGGTTATTGCATCGTATCAGCAATATGGATTTACATACTTAAAATTTGTTGTAGATAGTCTAGCGCATTTTGATGAAGTTAATAAGGCTGTGGCAGCATACAGGCTCGCAGGGTTTGAAGGACCTGTATATGTAATGCCAGTAGGCGGTGTTGTTAGCGTATACGATGGCAATAGAATTCACATAGCAGACGAAGCGTTGAAACGTGGTTATTATTACAGCCCTAGACTACACGTAGATCTTTGGGGCAACGGATGGGGAAAATGAAACAATATATTAAACGACTTTTTGGCATTGATAAAATTGAAGCAAGAACTATTGCCGCTATAGAAGAAGCAGAACAGGCTAAACAACTTGCAGAAGCAGCTACTGCATCTGCTGAAAGAGCAACGGAAGCAGAACGACAGGCTAAACTTACTCCCAAAGAGCGAGCCACCGCAAAAGGCGAGGCCTGGGTGGCTGTACTAGATACACACATCAATAAAGACAACATTAGAAATGGCTTTTTTGAGCTTGACTGGAATGATGAATTTGTAGTACAATTGAAACTAGCAGGCTACGGGTTTGACGGTGATCCAGCAGAAGAAATTGTAGATAGATGGTTTAGAGATCTTGCTAGAAATATACTTGCAGATGAAGGTCAGGATCCGTCGCGTGGCGCAGGTTTCATTAACGTAACACCAATTGCCAAAGGCAAATCAGAGGTTTCATGACATATATTTTAGTTGATACTGCTAACACATTCTTTCGTGCAAGACACGTTATTCGCGGAGATGCTGACATTAAGTTAGGCATGGCTCTGCATATTACTTTTAACAGTATCAAGAAGGCATGGCAAGACTTTGAGGGGAAACATGTAGTATTCTGCCTCGAAGGTCGCTCGTGGCGTAAGGACTATTACAAGCCTTATAAGGCAAATCGAGCAGAAACTCGTGCAGCTATGACTGTGAAAGAACAAGATGAAGATAAACTGTTCTGGGAAACGTTTGACGCATTTAAAGATTTCATTAATGAAAAGACTAACTGTACAGTACTACAGCATAAGCAATTAGAAGCAGATGACTTAATTGCTGGTTGGATACAAAGTCATCCTAATGATAGCCATGTGATCATTTCGACAGACAGCGATTTTCACCAATTGATTGCACCTAACGTTAAGCAATATAACGGTGTTGCTGAAACACTTACAACGCATGAAGGTATCTTTGACAAGAAAGGTAAAATGGTTAAAGATACTAAGACTGGTGAACCTAAAGACATTCCTAATCCCGAATGGATCCTTTTCGAAAAGTGTATGCGAGGCGATAGTAGTGATAATGTATTTTCAGCATTTCCTAAAGTGCGTAAGAATAAGTTGCAAGAAGCATTTACTGATCGCAGTAACAAAGGGTTCGCGTGGAATAATATGATGCTGCAGCGTTGGGTTGACCACGAAGGTAAAGAACATCGTGTACTAGATGACTACGAACGTAATCGTCAGTTGATAGATCTTACTGCGCAGCCAGATGACATTAAAACATTTATTAGCGAAACTATTACTACTAATGCTGTATCTAAGTCAGTAGACCAGGTAGGTATTAGATTATTAAAATTTTGTCAATTATACGATATGAAACGTATGATTGATAGCATTCAGCAATATGCTGAACCATTACAAGCGAGGTACACAGAATGAAACATTGCGATTACGAACTAACGTGCCCGCATAAGACAGACAACTGTAAGGAATACACAATGACTCAGATTACCGCAAAGCCCATCGTAGATGGAAAGTTTTGGATTGTAGAACAAGGCGGGGAAAAGATTGGAACACTGCATAAAAAAGAAAATAATCGATTTATGCTTAGTTCGTCTGACGGTAGCAGCTTCTTTGGCAAGCGAGAAGAATTAATTAAAGCATTTGGTAAAGACTTTTTTAGTAGCAAAATTAAAACTACAATTAGTCAAGATGAAAACTGTGATGTGTACGGATATCCCACTAGCTGTGATCCGTTTAATCCAATGTTTAATGTGCAGAAACGATTGCCGTTGTTTACCAAAAGTCAAGCTAGCAAAAGTTTATATTGTGCAGGCTATTATATTATTCGATTTAACAAAGGTTGGGTAAAAAGTTTTTGTCCTAAGTTAATCACTATCGAACGATACGAAAATAAAGGTCCTTTTAAAACTGAGTTAGAAATGAAACAGGTGCTATCTAATGCCAAATCCGATTAATACTATCCCAATACAGCAGTTTATACAACAAGTAAAATCTGCCGAACTTAGCCAACAGAAAGAAATTAAATTAGACCTAAAAACAGCTAAAACACTTGCCTACTGTTTATCAGAGCTTAGTGTTAAGTTATTAGAAGATCAAGATATTTTGTTGACTAAGCTACAGCAAAGCCAGGGCGGCGATGTAACGGTACGAATGGACGGTGGTGGTTTTTCCAGCAATTAAATGATAAATATATGCGTATATATTAAGGACGCATATATGAGTAGACCAAAGCCCGATGTACTTTTAGAATACACGAACAAAAAGAACTATAAGACTGAGCAAATTCTCAAGTCGGATGCAATCTGGGCGGTCTTTTATCAAGGCGAGCCATTTAATTTAAAAAGTTCAAATAGCTTAACTAGTTATCCGGGACCTAAATATAAAAAAGTTAGTTTTTCTAATCCAGGCCACGCTATCAATTTAGCTAAGAAACTTAACTCAATGTTTAACTCTAGCGATTTCCAAGTGGTCAAGTTGACTACTGGCGAAATCATCAAATGATCTCTAGAGCCACATATACTAAAATTTTCCTCGGAGAGTTAGGACGCAGTTGTGACGAAGCCAATATTAAATTACATCTACACAAGTTATGGCAAAGTAAACGAACCAAAGACGAGGGCGGTCTTAGGTTAAGTTTAGAAGGATTTGAATTTCTTACAGAGGATCTCAAACTTGAAAGTTACGAAGTTCCATTTTCTGAACATATTGAATTAAGTCCGCAAACTATTATCTTCTTTGATCAATTTTTAGATTGTCCATATTTTTTAACGGGTCAAAGTTTAACTGTATTTGCAGAGAAAAAGGCATTCGAGCTTTACATGTTTTCGGACGATATTCGAAAATACGGACTGGTTAAGGCAATGAACGCTAGAAAGAAAGACAGCCAAACGGACGAAAACTCCTAAAAAAACTGTTGACATAGTGACACATCTATCGTATAATAGATACATAGACAGTTAATGTTAAACGCTTTTTTAACCCAGGAGTATATATGAGCGAAATTGTTTCTCGTACAGTAGGCCCAAAAGCAGCCAAAAAATCTATTCGACGTGCTTTTAAAGCAAAGCGTCCAATCTTCCTTTGGGGTCCTCCCGGAATTGGTAAGTCAGATATTGTTAAACAATTGGGCGAGGAACTAGAAGCTCATGTTATTGATATCCGATTGAGTCTGTGGGAACCCACAGACATTAAAGGTATTCCATACTTTGATGCCAATGCGGGCAAAATGGCTTGGGCTCCCCCGATGGAGTTGCCAGACGAAGAAATGGCTAGTCAACATAAACAAATTATCCTGTTTATGGATGAAATGAACTCTGCGGCTCCTGCTGTACAGGCTGCGGCTTATCAACTGGTACTTAACCGCCGTGTTGGTACTTACAAACTTCCAGATAACGTACTCATTGTTGCAGCTGGTAACCGTGAAGCTGACAAGGGTGTTACCTATCGTATGCCTGCGCCGTTGGCTAATCGTTTCGTTCACATGGAAATGCGTGTCGACTGGGATGACTACTTTGCTTGGGCTACCGAAAATCGTATCCACAAAGATGTAGTTGGCTTCCTTACTTTCTCTAAGAAAGACCTGTACGACTTTGATCCTAAATCCGGTTCAAAGGCGTTTGCTACTCCACGTAGCTGGGCGTTTGTTAGTGAACTGTTGTTTGATGACGACGAAGACGAAAACACTTTGACAGATTTGGTGTCGGGTGCGGTTGGTGAAGGTCTTGCCATTAAGTTTATGGCACACCGCAAAGTGGCATCTAAACTGCCTAACCCTACTGACATCTTGCTTGGTAAGGTTAAGAAAATGGACACTAAAGAAATCAGTGCCATGTATTCTTTAACTGTTAGCCTGTGCTACGAACTCAAAGATGCATCCGACAAAAACGTAAAGAATTGGAATGATCAAGTTAATAACTTCTTCCAGTTTATTATGGATAACTTTGAAACTGAATTGGTTGTTATGGGTACTAAACTTGCGTTGACTCAATACCAATTACCGTTGGATCCAGATGAGATCAAATGTTTTGATGACTTCCATGCTAAATTTGGTAAGTACATTGCAGCAGCTACCGAAAAGCGTTAATTTGGTACTGTGCTATTTGACACCGCCTACGGGCGGTGTTATAATATATACATAGAGTAATTATTTAGGAGCAGATTATGTCGCAACATTTAGATCCAGTTATAGACAAAATTATTGTAGCGCGAATTGGGTTGCTACTACGCCATCCATTTTTTGGCAATATGGCTACACGCCTTAAAATTGTAGATGCTAGCGATTGGTGTCAAACAGCTGCAACAGATGGTCGTAACTTGTTCTACAGTCGTCCGTTTTTTGAAAAACTCAGCACCAAAGAAGTTGAATTTGTTGTAGCACACGAGATCTTGCATAATGTGTTTGATCACATTGCTCGTACTGAAAATAGAAATCGAGGCATTTGGAATGCGGCTATTGACTACTGTGTAAATGGACAGTTGGTTAGAGATCGCATTGGCGACTCTCCAAAAGATATTAAGATTTTTCATGACCCTAAACACTACGGCAAAAGTGCTGAACAAGTGTACGATGAAATTTATGAAAAGATGGACGAAGAAAGTCTGTCTGCATTGGGTCAACTATTAGACGAGCACATTGACTGGGAAGGCGACGGTACCGGTAATAACGGTGGTCAGCCGGGACAAGGTAACAAGCCACAATACTCGAAAGATGAATTGCGCAAAATCCGTGATGAAGTTCGAGAAGCTACTATTTCAGCTGCACAAGCAGCAGGTGCTGGTAATACTCCTGCTGAGATTCAACGTATGATCCGCGAGCTCACTGAGCCAAAGATGAACTGGCGTCAAATTTTACGTCAGCAAATTCAAAGTACTATTCGTAACGACTACACGTTTAGTCGTCCTAGTCGTAAGGGTTGGCACACCGGTGCAATCTTGCCTGGTATGAACTTTGACGAAACTATAGATATCTCTATTGCAATTGACATGTCAGGCTCTATTAGTGATGCGCAGGCTAAAGATTTCCTAACAGAAATTAAAGGTATTATGGACGAGTACAAAGACTATAATATCAAAGTGTGGTGCTTCGATACTAAAGTATATAATGAGCAAGACTTTGACGGCTATGGCGGTAACGACATTACTGAGTACCAACCTATGGGTGGTGGTGGTACTGACTTTATGGCTAACTGGGAATACATGAAGCAACATGATATTAACCCTAAAAAGTTTATTATGTTTACAGACGGTTATCCTTGGGATTCATGGGGCGACGAACACTATTGCGACACAGTGTTTATTATCCACGGTACTACTAGCATTGTACCACCCTGGGGTGCTCATGCATACTATGACGAAGAAACACAGTAATGGCATTAAAAAACGGTAAAGTTAATCCGCTTAATGCGCTGGAATTGAGAAAGGTCTCTTTTCCAGCGCATCACTTTTACTACACTAGTATTCCTAAATATAATCCGGTAACACTTACGCATGTAGATCAATGGATTTATCATAATCTTAATAGTAGGTACTATATAGGTCAGTACTTAGATCTAATAGATAATAGCCTAGTATTCACTACTAAAATCGGATTTGAGCAAGAAAAAGAACTTAGCTTTTTCAGATTAGCTTGTCCACTTTTAGCCTAGACGATAAATTATAAGCATATATAATAATGAGAAGGAGTTCATATGACTGAAGAAACCAATAAAACAGAAGTATCTCAAACATCGCCAACTGATGAAAATCAGCTGACCCTAAATGATCTAGCAGCAATGAAAAGTATCATTGATGTTGCCAGTTCACGTGGAGCATTTAAGCCAGCTGAGATGACAATCGTTGGACAAACATATAGTAAATTAATGGCATTTTTAGAAGGTGCCAAACCTCAAGGAGAAAAATAAATGAGTGATCAAGAATTAGAACAACCAGCAGTTGAGACAACAGTACAACCTGAAACAGCACCAGCGCCCGCACCCGATCTTAATCTTAACGATCTGTTAGCAATGCGTAATCTTATTGATGTTGTAACAACTCGAGGTGCGTTTAAAGCCAATGAGTTATCTAGCGTTGGTGTATTGTTTGATAAACTAAATGCATTTTTAGAAGCAGCACAGAAGCAAGCAGCAACACCCGCACAAGGAGAATAATATGCAAGATCTAAAACACGTAGGTAGAGTTAAGGCAACAGGACGTAAATGTCTAGTAGCCTATAGAACTTTGCCAGGAGATGCGTATAATTGTTTAATTATACCAACAGAAAATTTAAGTGATGTTAATCACGATTCACTAATACAATTAGTAGAAAACGCATCGGCACAAGAATCTTTTGAATTTGCTGAAGTTCTAGCAAGAGCAAAATTTTCCGACGGTAGCACTATGTTACCAGCGTTACATGCACAAGGTAGATTAGTTAAGGCACCAACTGATGCTATTGAGATGACTCCTAATTTTCAAACTCGTATTAGTTTAGATGAACTCAATCAACTTATTGCAGAACAACGTAATTGTTCAGTTGACGAACTTGCTGTAAAAAATCCAGTTAGAGATGATGTAGAAGTGGTAGAAGTTGCTAAAATTAAAGATCTTAGTCCGCAAAGTAAAACTACATCCGGAAGCATCAATGAAGATCAGCAACCAGTTGTAGAAAATCTAAGTCCAGAAGATCAAGCTAAGAAATTTAGAAGTGAAGCTGATCGCTTGAGTAAGCAAGCTGCCGAATTTAGACGTCAAGCAGAAACATTGTCGCCTATTAAGAAAGTAAAGTGACCAATGGGAAGCCACTTCCCAAAGATGTAATTGATCGCTGGCCCGAAGTGTTCGGAGAGATAACACTTAATGTTGTACCTCTTCGTTATCTCCATGCGGTAAAAATTACTTTCAAAAATGACAAAGTTTGGGAAATTGAATTAGAAAAAAATTCAAAATTAGATTGGGATAATTTTGAAAAACAAATTAAAGATGTGTTGTCTCAATACGAAGAAAATATTGAAAATATTGATTTTAAATTAGATACTGATCGAATAAAAAAAGACATAACAAAACATACTAACAAATTCCTAACTAACAAGAAATTAAAATGAACGTTAAACTAGTATCCTATAGTCAACCTACTGAAGAATTTCGTCAGCAAAATATCGAAGATGCTCTAGATCTTGTTGCGTATTGTGCTCGCGTAAGTAATCCTGCCAATCAGTTCAATACTGAAACGAGTGAAAAACTTATCAAATATTTGATCAAACATCAACATTGGTCACCTCTTGAAATGGTATCAGCTTGTTTAGAAATTACAACCACTAGAGATATTGCCCGGCAAATTCTTCGTCATCGTAGCTTTAGCTTTCAAGAGTTTAGTCAACGATATGCTGACCCTACAGCAGAACTTGATGAGGCATTTGTATTGCGTGAAGCTAGATTCCAAGATACTAAGAACAGACAGAATAGTATAGAAGCAGATATGTCTGATGAGGCTCAAAAATTAATTGCCTTTGAATGGGAACGTGCTCAAAAACGAGTGCTGTTTTCAGTCAAACAAGAATACTCTTGGGCCATTAAGAACGGCATTGCTAAAGAACAGGCCCGTGCTGTACTACCCGAAGGTCTTACTGTTAGTCGTATGTATATGAATGGCACTATCCGTAGTTGGATTCATTACATTAGTCTACGTAAAGAAAATGGAACACAAAAAGAGCACATGGAGATTGCTCAAGCATGTGCTAAAATTATTGCTGAAGTATTCCCGTTAGAAGTTTAAACTTCAAACGTTGTATCGCCCGGCCACAGAGGTAACTTTGTTCCGGGCGCTCTTTTGGGTATTTTGCTATCAGCACTGCTAACGCAACTAGCACTGATACAGGGCATTGGTCCGTCAAATAGTTTAAACCCAGTTTCAATATTTCCTAACGGTGCATCGCTGCAACTATAGCTACGCTTAATGCTACCGTCCGGTTCTCTTATAATTATACCTCGATATCCACTAGAACATTCCCATCCATTGAACTTGTTAAAATTAAACGCATTAAATCTTTCTGCTTGATCCATGTACCAAATTTTATGTTCTTTATCTCTAAATTCTACTTGAAAATGTTGTGGAATTTTTGCATGTTCTTCTCTAAAAATAGGATCAGGAGTCTTAAAGAATCTAGGTAACGGACGCACTACTTTCTTTGTTCTAGCAGCTTTATTCTCAGTGAACGCTCGTTGTGGCATACCGTTATGCAAACGTTTTAACATTTCCTCAGTATACCCGTCGACTACACGACTAGCGGTAGGATCGCTTTGCGGCTTGAGTGTTACATTAATACCTTGATTGTGAAAGAACAACGCATTTTCAAAATCACGCTCAAACCATTCTGGTACCATAACTTGATTGATAGTAATTTGTACATCATGTTCTTGACATAATATTAACTTATCTGCAAAGTCTTGCATTTTTTCAGGTGTATTAACATGTTCTGTATGTAGACTTGCTGTAATACTAGCACGATGAAATTTGCTAACTGCTGGACAATATTCTTCTTCAAACCATTTTAGTGAGCGACTCATGTTACTAGTCATGTGTACTGATGTATAATTTGTATTATCTACATCATCATTTAGGTAATTAAGGATATCGATATAACCGGGATGGAATGTTGGCTCGCCGCCGCTAAGACTAAAATGAAAACTATTAAAATTACGTTCTCTTGCTTGTCGTTTAATTTCGTCTATTGTACGCAGACACAGTTCTGTTGGTCTGTGATCTTTATTATCACTACGAGCATAGGGCCAGCAATAACTACACTTATAGTTACAAAATCTACCTAATAGCCAACTAACTGTAAATAGGTCTTTATACAACATAGTGCGTTGACCTACCCTAACAATATCATTGTAGGGTATCTTAGTAAAATCGTATGCACTCCAACTTAAATCACTCATAGGTTATCTCTTTTAATTATCGTTTCTTAAAATACATATCAAATTGATCAGCAGGTATCGATTCGTAATCTGACAAATTTATAGAATTATTGCTGCCTTGCAGTACCTGCGCAACATATTGAGAAAATATTTGATTGTTTTTTGCTGTCATGTGACAAGGTCTTAAATCAATATATTGTTTGTAAAAATCTCTAGGAAGTACTAATTGCTCAAGCTCCTTAGAACGTATGTCATTTAAACATACTGATTGTTGAGGCACTGAATTATTAAATGCAGGAATTAATACAGCATCGGATCTTAAATCAAGAATATCTTCAATTGTACACAACTGTACATAGTTTTTATAATTTGCTATCGGATAAGGATCTAGCATTGTCCATTGTTTAGCATATTCTAATTTATACCAATCTTCAGTAAATTTTGAAATGTTTAATGTGTCTTGTAATACTGAACAACTATCTACATTAGAAACAGTATAATATCCCCGTTCTAATCGTAATTGGATTCGATACGGGTCAGTTATTACAAAAACAATTTTATCATACAGTGTGTAAAATTGATCAAATAAACTTTTAGTTTCGTATAACGAACTTTCGTACGCTATGCTATGACAAGTTACTTGATAACAGTCATTAAGAATATCTACCCATGAAGGATAATTATTATGCATCGATAGCTGTTGCGATGCAAAACTATCTCCAAAAATTCCCAATGTAGTTTTCATACTTATACTTTACTTCTATAAAAATCTGCAGGTTTACTGGGAGTAACCCAAGGTTGAGATGCTACATCAAATGGTGTGCCAGTTTTTAAGGATGCTACCAAACCCTTATACACAACCGCATTGTTCTCCGTTGTTAAATGACATTTTCTACGGTCGATATATGCCTCACCAGAAAATTCAGACCACGTTAATCCCCAATGTTTTATTTCCATTGTAGAAACAGTTTCAAGAGAAGATTCATTGTTA